AATTAGAAAAATAAGTATTGGTAGAGACTACAAAGACTCTGCTATGCATTATGCCGTTGGACAGGAGGTATATGGAGGTCATAGGATTTGCGACATATTAGAAGAAGATGACAAATATAGAGTCTACATATCGAAAAACAACGAGGTCTTACCATGGAAAGACTTTAATAAAAACATGGCAATTAGTGTTGAATTTAATTTAGAATATTAGTGAGAAGTTTATACAGCTTTATAATAAAACCAAAAAACAACCAACGATACCAAAATACAAAAAAAGTTTACGACAAAGAGTTAATCTTAAACACTGAAATGCAAAACCATGAGTTTGTCAATAGAACAGGTATAGTCTTGCAAACTCCAGTAAATAGTAACACAGGTATAAAACAAGGAGATGAAGTGATTGTTCATCACAATGTTTTTAGAAGATTTTACGATGTGTCTGGTAAAGAGAGAAACAGCAGAAGCTATTTCAATGAAGATGAGTATTTCATAGAGGAAGACCAAATATACATGTATCGAAGAAACGATAAATGGAATCCGCTTGAAGGATACTGCTTTGTAAAACCAATATTAAACCAAGATGACTTTAATGTAAATACAACACACAACCTTATGGGTGTTATAAAATACATTGACAAGGACCTTAAAAGAAATGGTGTTAAATTAAATAATTTAGTTGGCTTTACTCCAGATAGTGAGTATGAGTTCGAGATAGAAAATGAAATCTTGTACAGGGTCCCAACTAATTCAATATGCATAAGGTATGAATATCAAGGAAACGAAACAGAGTATAGTCCAAGCTGGTTATAAGGCAGTAGAGGAGCTTATCAAAGTAGCTGAAGAAAAGATTATAACCAATACAGAGGACGATGTGTCTGCTGATAGATTAAAAAACGCAGCAGCGACAAAGAAGCTTGCTATTTTTGATGCTTTTGAAATACTAAACAGGATAGAGGAAGAAAAAAATATCCTTGAAAACAAGCCCAAAGACGCAGAAGACAAAAAAGTATTTAAGGGTTTTGCTGAAAGGAGGTCTAAATAATGGCTTACCAACAAACATTATATCAAGTTGTTGAGCCTATAAGAATAAATACATTAACTAGGCTCAATAAAAAGAAAGCTTGGAAATACGGCTACGATAAAGAGCATGATATTGTAGTTATAAGCAAGACAGGACAAATAGGAGAGATATACGAGATACAAAATCTAAAGATAGCTCTTCCTAAAGCTCCAGCGAAAGTTGCCAAAGGGACAAACAAGTGGGTTGCTGAAGAATATCCAAGAGAGCTCAAACAAATAAAAAGTATCTTTGACTGGAAGGAATATCCAGAAGAGTTCAAAGAGAGATGGGAGGATTATATCAATGAAGAATTTGAAAGACGTGAAAAAGGCCATTGGTTTTCCAATAATGGCAATTCTACTTACATTACTGGCACTCATTACATGTACTTGCAGTGGACCAAGATTGATGTTGGGAAACCAGACTTCCGTGAAGCAAATAGATTATTTTTCATTTTCTGGGAGGCTTGCAAAGCCGACTCAAGGTCTTACGGAATGTGTTATCTTAAAAACCGTAGATCTGGATTCTCATTTATGTCCTCGTCTGAGACTGTCAACCTTGCCACGATTTCATCTGATTCACGATTCGGGATATTGTCCAAATCTGGGGCTGATGCTAAAAAAATGTTCACAGACAAGGTTGTACCAATATCGGTCAACTACCCGTTCTTCTTCAAACCAATACAAGACGGAATGGATAGGCCGAAAACAGAACTCGCGTACAGGGTTCCAGCCTCGAAGCTTACAAGAAAATCAATACAAAGCAAGGACAGGGAAATCCTCGAAGGTCTTGACACGACCATCGATTGGAAGAACACAGGGGACAACTCGTATGACGGTGAAAAACTTGCATTACTAGTTCATGATGAAGCTGGTAAGTGGTTAAAGCCAGATAATATATTAAATAACTGGAGGGTAACAAAAACCACTCTAAGACTCGGTAGTAGAATAACAGGGAAGTGTATGATGGGTTCAACATCCAACGCACTTGACAAAGGTGGTAATAATTTTAAAAAGCTTTATGAAGATTCAAATGTTACAAAAAGAAACCGCAATGGACAAACTCGCAGTGGATTATATAGTTTGTTCATACCTATGGAATGGAACTACGAGGGATACATTGACTCTTTTGGATTACCTGTCTTCGATACACCAGAACAAGAAGTTGAAGGACCGCTGGGAGAGATTATTGATACTGGCGTAATAGAGCACTGGGAGAATGAGGCGGACGGATTAAAAGATGACCAAGACGGACTAAATGAATTTTACCGTCAGTTTCCAAGAACAGAGCAACACGCTTTTAGAGACGAAACTAAAAATAGTATATTTAACTTAGTTAAGATATACGAACAAATAGACTACAACGAGGGTATAGGTTACTCCAATGTGATAAACAAGGGTAATTTTCAGTGGGAAAACGGAATAAAGGATACAAGAGTTATATTTGTACCTGACAGTAGTGGTAGGTTTAGGGTGTCTTGGATACCAAGTATAAATCTACAAAACCGTGTAATAGAAAGAAATGGAATTAAGATGCCAGGAAACGAGCATTTAGGCGCATTTGGTTGCGATAGTTATGATATTTCTGGCACGGTAGACAAAAGAGGTTCTAAAGGAGCTTTACATGGATTAACTAAATTCTCCATGGATGAAGCACCTTCAAATACATTTTTTTTAGAATACATAGCTCGGCCACAAACAGCTGAGATATTCTTTGAAGACGTGCTTATGGCTCTTATATTTTATGGGATGCCAATATTAGCGGAGAACAACAAACCAAGATTATTATATTATATTAAGCGAAGAGGGTATCGTGGGTTTTCGATGAATAGACCAGACAAAATATATACACGATTATCAGCATCGGAAAAAGAGATAGGTGGTATTCCTAACTCTGGAGAAGACATAAAGCAAGCTCATGCAGCGGCTATTGAAAGTTATATTGAAAGGCATGTAGGTCACCTTGGAGATGGAAACTACGGTACAGTTTATTTTAATAGAACACTACAGGATTGGTCTGGATTTGATATAAACAATAGGACAAAGTATGATGCAGCAATTAGCTCTGGATTAGCGATTATGGCCTGTAATAGAAACTTATACAAACCAACACAAGAGAAAACAACAAAACGATTAGATTTTGGTTTCAAGAAATATAATAACTCGGGAGCCTTTTCAAAAATAATAGAATAAATGCAAAAGACACCACCAAAAGGTATATTTCCTTCACAAGCAGTAAGTGACGCAGAGAAAGCATCCACCCAGTACGGGATGGAGGTAGCTAGAGCTATTGAAGGCGAATGGTTTAGAAGAGATAGTGGAGCAACTAGATACTACGCTAATAGAGATAATTTTCATAGATTAAGATTATATGCTCGTGGAGAGCAGTCTATACAAAAGTATAAAGACGAATTATCAATCAATGGTGACCTGTCTTATCTTAATTTAGACTGGAAACCAATAGCTATCATACCTAAGTTTGTTGATATAGTCGTTAATGGTATTAACGATAGGCCTTACGAAGTAAAAGCCTACTCTCAAGACCCAGCGTCTATAAAAGAAAAGACAGATTATGTAGATAAGATTCTTAACGACATGTATGGGTATGACATTAAAAGCAATATAAAAGAGCAGTTAGGTGTCGATACTTTTAATACGCCTCAAGAAAATGTACCAGAATCAGAAGAAGAGCTGCAAGTACACATGCAACTCGACTACAAACAATCTATAGAGATAGCGGCAGAAGAAGCGATTTCTAATGTTTTTGACCATAACAAATATGAGCTACTACAAAACAGGATAGCTTATGACGTGGTAACTCTTGGTATTGGAGCTCACAAAAACTCATTCAATACATCGGAAGGTATTAAGTTTGAGTACGTTGACCCAGCTGATTTAGTTTACTCTTACACAGAGTCACCATATTTTGATGACCTGTACTATGTAGGAGAGGTGAGAAGGGTAAGTATTACAGAGCTTAAAAAACAATACCCTAACCTAACCCCAGAGGATATAGAAAAGATTGAAGGCACGGGCTCAAATGCTGTGAATTACCAAAGGTCTAGTCATTATTCTGATGCAGAAGACACTAATCATGTATACGTACTTTATTTTGAATACAAAACATTTAAAAATCAAGTATACAAAGTTAAAGAGACGGCTACTGGAGCTGATAAAATTATAAAGAAAGACGATACATTCAATCCTCCGAAAGACAAAAGAGCCAGATTTGAGAAGGTTCAACGGTCAATCGAGGTGCTATACACAGGTGCTAAGGTAATTGGCCTTGACACGCTATTGGATTGGAAGATGGCAGAGAATATGACAAGACCAAAGTCTGATACTACAAAAGTTCAGATGTCTTACAATATTGTAGCGCCAAGAATGTATAAAGGCCAGGTAGAGTCTCTTGTTTCAAGGATGACTACGTTTGCTGACATGATTCAGCTTACGCACCTTAAAATACAACAAGTATTATCTAGAATGGTTCCAGATGGGGTTTATTTGGACGCTGACGGTATTGCGGAAATAGACCTTGGAAACGGAACCTACTATAGCCCACAAGAGGCGCTTAATATGTACTTCCAGACAGGTTCTGTTATTGGTAGGTCAATGACCCAGGACGGAGAGTTTAACCACTCTAGAGTACCAATTCAAGAACTTCAGACGTCGAATGCTGGAGGTAAAATATCATCTCTTATTAATTCATATAACTATTATCTGAACATGATAAGGGATGTGACTGGTCTAAATGAAGCTAGAGATGGGTCAATGCCAGATAAAGATGCTCTTGTTGGAGTGCAAAAAATGGCAGCAGCCAACTCAAATACAGCTACAAGACACATTGTTCAATCAGTACTGTACTTGGCTCTTAAAGCAGCCGAGTCGGCTTGTCTTAGAATATCTGATGTTTTGGAATACGGGAACACTACGGCTTCGTTTATATCTGGTATTGGGAAAATAAATGTAAGCACGTTATCGGAGATAAAAGAATTACATCTGCATGATTTCGGTATCTTTTTAGATGTATCTCCAGACGAGGAGGAAAAACAATTTTTAGAATCAAACATACAGGTAGCTTTACAGAGGGACCAAATAAGTCTCGAAGACGCTATCGATGTTAGAGATGTTAAAAACATAAAACTTGCTAACCAGTTACTTAAAGTAAGAAGGAGAAAAAAGATGATTGAAGACAGGCAGATACAAATGCAAAACATTCAATCTCAAACACAAGCAAACGCTCAATCAGCTCAGGCATCAGCACAGGCAGATATGCAGAAACAACAAGCCTTAGCTCAAACAGAAGCGCAATTAGAGCAAGTAAAGTCTAGTCTTGATATTCAAAAGTTAGAAAAAGAAGCCGCAATAAAGAAAGAACTTATGATGCATGAGTTTCAATTGAACATGCAGCTTAAACAGGCTGAAATGCAAGTAATTAATCAAAGAGACGCTTATAAGGAAGACCGAAAGGATAAAAGAACTAAAATTCAAGCATCACAGCAGTCTGAACTTATAGACCAAAGAAAAGCAAATAAACCCCCAAAAGATTTTGAGTCCGCTGGATTTGACACTTTAGGAGGATTCGGATTAGAGCAATTCGATCCAAGATAAATTATATATTATTATGTCAGAAGTACAAGAACAATTAGAACAAGAAAAAGAAGGGTCTATTCAACAAAAAGAAGAAAAGGTCCTGGAGAAAGCTGGTGTTACATTTGAAGATAACACTTATAAAGTAGATTTAAGAGATGCCGTTCAAGAGCAAAGCTCAAATGAGGTGCCTGTCCGCGACGAACCCGAAACTAGCCAAAAAGTAGAGGAAGAAGCACCTACCCAAGAAGAAACGCCAGTATTAGAACTAGTAAAAGAGGAAGCCAATGAGTTGCGGATGCAAACACAAGACGTCCAAAAAGAGGATGTCACCGAAGAAAAAGCCCCTGTCGTACAGGAAGCGAAAGAAGAAGTAGTACTACCAGAGAATATTCAAAAGGTAGTAGACTTTATGAAAGAAACAGGAGGTAGTCTTGATGATTACGTCCGATTAAATGCAGATTACTCTAACGTAGACGAACAAACACTACTTAGAGAATATTATAAGCAGACAAAATCACATCTGGATAATGATGAGGTAAACTTTCTTTTAGAAGATAAGTTTTCGTATGATGAAGAGTTAGATGATACCAGAGATATAAAAAGAAAAAAGTTAGCCTACAAAGAAGAGGTTAACCAGGCGAAAAAATTCTTAAATAGCTTGAAGGACAAGTACTATGATGAGGTCAAGTTGAACTCAAATCTAACACCTGACCAACAACAAGCTATTGAATTTTACAATACATACAACAAACAGCAAGAGGAGCTAAGTGCTGTGCAGCAAAAACAGTCTGAGCAGTTTTCAGATTTAACCAATCAAGTTTTCAATGAAGAGTTCAAAGGTTTTGATTTCAAAGTAGGAGACAACAAGTATAGGTTTAAAGTAAACGATGTTCAACAAACCAAACAAGTTCAAAGCGACATTATAGAATCATTTAGGACGTTCCTAGATGCAGACAACATGTTAAAGGATGCGCAAGGTTATCACAAGGCTTTATTTGCAGCAAGAAACGCTGATACAATAGCGAATCATTTTTACGAGCAAGGAAGAGCAGATGGTTTAAGACAGCTTGAGGCGGAGTCCAAGAACATAAACATGGACCCAAGAAAAACCTCAACTGGAGTCATTGAAACTTCTGGAGTAAAAGTGAGGGCTGTATCTGGCGAAGATAGCTCAAAACTGAGATTTAAAATAAAAAAATAAAACGCTAAAAAAATAAAAAAATGGCAGCAATAGATTTTACTAACACTGGCGCGGGTCTTGTACTTGGAAACGCAGCGCCAACAAAACAAGCATTATCAACAAACTATATTGACTTCACCTCAGCTGGAACAGCGGGCTGGGCACAGCAATATTTACCAGATTTATACGAGGCAGAAGTTGAAAGATACGGAGACCGTACAATCGGAGGATTTTTACAAGCAACAGGTTCAGAGATGCCAATGTCTTCTGACCAAATTATTTGGACTGAGCAAGGTCGTTTACACCTTTCTTACTCGGGACTAGATGTTGCTGCTCCTGACGGAAGCAATGAGCAAGTAATCTCATCTTCAAACAATAACATTGATGCACACGCTATCAGAACAGGTCAAACTGTTGTTGTAAAAGCAGGTTCTACAATAAGTAAAGCTTATGTTACTGACGCAAGTGCAGCTAATACCATCAAAGTTAAAACTTACGGAGCGGACATTGCAACTGTAACTGACGATTCAGCATCTCTTTTTGTATATGGTTCTGAGTTTGATAAAGGTACGACTGGAATGACAGGAGCTGTTACTCCACAGCACATTTCGCTTACAAACAAGCCAATTATCCTTAAAGACAAGTATGAGATTTCTGGTTCTGACGCATCTCAAATTGGGTGGGTTGAAGTAACTGGAGAGTCTGGACAAACAGGATATTTGTGGTACATCAAAGCTGAAGGAGATACTCGTTCACGTTTTGAAGACTATATGGAGATGGCACTTGTTGAAGCTGAAAAGAAAACAAACAGTGATTTAACTGAAGCAGAGGGGACTGAAGGTTTCTTCGCGGCTATCGAGGCTAGAGGACACGTAGCAGAAAACTTTGTTGACGGAGACGCGGCAGATGACTTAGCTGACTTTGATACAATCCTAAAGAGATTAGATAAAGAGGGAGCTATCGAAGAGAATATGCTTTTCTTGAATAGAGCAACTTCCTTAGGTATTGATGATATGTTAGCAGCAATGAACTCTTACGGAGCTGGTGGTACTTCTTACGGAGTATTTAACAACTCTGAAGATATGGCACTTAACTTAGGTTTCTCTGGATTCAGAAGAGGTTCTTATGACTTCTACAAAACTGACTGGAAGTACTTAAACGACGCATCGACAAGAGGACTTGTAGGTGGAGTAGATGGTGTTTTAGTACCAGCTGGAACTTCTACAGTATATGACCAGATTTTAGGTAAAAACCTAAGACGTCCATTCTTACACGTTCGTTATAGAGCTTCAGAAGCTGACGACAGAAGAATGAAGACTTGGGTTACTGGTTCTGTAGGTGGAGCATCTACTTCTGACCTTGACGCAATGGAAGTACACTACTTAACTGAAAGATGTTTAGTAGTACAGGGAGCTAACAACTTCATGATTTTCAAATAATATTTTTTAAGGAACTAGGGGTCAGT